GCGGGTAAGCTCACGGTTAATATCATCTATTTGCTTACCATATTCCAGGGCTTTAGCGGCCTTAACATCGGCAATCTCTTTATCGCGTGCAGCCTCCAGTTCTTTAAGGCGGGCGGTATGTGCCTTAAATTTTTCCAGTTCGGCAGCATACTTATTAGTGATCTGTTTAATTTCTTTCTCTATGCCCTTATACTGGCGCAGCTCGCTGTCTTCCTGCGATTTTTTAAGCAGGGCCGTAATTTCCTTTTCCGCTGTCTTGAAAGCTTCTTTTTCTTCCTGCTTATGTGCCTCTAATAGTTCAAGCTTCTTTTTATTTGCAGCTATCCGGGCTGTAATGTCTGCGAGATCGTTTTTATTGGTGTTGGTTTTAATTTCCTCATTATATTTCTCGACGATTTTCATTTGCCCCTCAAGACGTTTTTGCAATTCCAGTTGTTCCTTGGTAGCATCAATATTGCCTGCTCCAGCTTTAGCATAGCGTTCTTTGAGCACGCTCATGTATAATTCTTTAGCGGCTTCAAAGTCGTAACGTTCGCCAAGGGCTTTCTTTTGGCCGTCTAAAAAGCCTTTATAATTTTTAAGGTTGCTTTCATAAACCCTTTTATCACTATCGCCCTGGCGCTGCTTGGCCCTAAGCTTATCTAAAGCGTCCTGCCCGTTAGTCATCACAAATAAAAAATCGTAGAACTCACGCTTTACAGTACCAAAGAACAAAGAGAAATTTTTCTGCCAAGTCGCAAAACCCTTGCTGCCAAACGCACGTTCCTCTGCATCTGCAACTTCTTTCGCTTTATCGGCAAGCTCAGTAAACCCCTTTTCTATTTCAGTAAGCGGCCTTTTTTGATTTTCAAGTGATTGGGTCACGGCCTGAAATATCTTTAGCGCACCGCCTGCATCCTCACCGGCACCTTTAAATAAATCTGCTGTTAATAATTGTGCCTGTTGGGCATTTAGACCAAGCCGCTTTGCTTCCTTACTAATTTCGAATAAAGCATCCTTTACGCTAATGCTACCGTTTTTTACACCGGTAAGAATATATGATGTAAACTCCGGGCCAAAGGCATTCGTTAAAGCCTCGCTTGCTGCTTTGGTTTGCTCTGTTATTGCTAAACCAAATTCCTTTATAGCATCTGGTAGTTTATCCTGGTAAATAGAAAGATCGGCACCGGTGTTAAGTATATTTTGAAACTCTTTAGCAGAAAACCCCGCTTGTGCAAAAAAGGTTGGGTACTCCCTTAGGCTTTCTAAAAATTCTTCATTAGCATATCCGCCTTTGGTAAGACCATCCTGTATTCTGTCAAAGGCCTCCTCATAGCTAATACCAAATTCGCTAACCAGTGTAGAAGCCACATTTAATAATTGCTCGAAATCCTGGTCAAAAGTTTCGGCTAATACTGAAGCCCTTTTACGGGTATCATCAAGAGCCTCGCCAGATAGTTTTGTAATAGCAGCTGTAACCTGCGTAGCTTTTACAACCTCTGTATTATAATCATACCATGCCTTTGCCGCTAAAGCTATTCCTGCCAATGCAGCAATTGTAGCCCCGATGGGTGTGGCAATAAATGCCAAACCTGCTTTTGTTGTGGCAATGATAGCAGTCTTTATACCGGAAAGGCCGGCCGCTGCCATTGTGAGATCGCCGGATTTTAAACCGCTGAATAAATTAGAAAATGCGCCACGTGCTGCGCCGAGCTCTTCGGTGGTGCCGTGTATCTCTTCGCTCATTTGAGCCTGTTGTTTTTGCAAAGCGGCCTCTTCTTTTTGCAAGCGGCTTATTTCCTGCCGGTAGTTTGCACTGGTTTTGTCGAGATCACGCATTGCTTCCTTAACCTGCCCCAGTTCATGCTCTATACCATTAAGGGAATTTTTATTTACTTCCTGCTTTTTAGTCGTTAAAGAAATATTATCTGAATATTCCTTTTGCTGCTTTTCGAGGGACGCATACTCTGTTTTAAGGCTGTGTAATGTCTTTTGATAATCTTCTGATTCAGCATCGAGCAACCGTAGTTCTTTAGTTATTTCTCCCATGCGCTGCTCTACACCGGCGAGGCTTTTCATTGAGGTGCCCAATGCCTTATCGGTACCATTGATCTCATCCTTAAAGTAAGATTGGCGGGTAGTTAAATCGGCCAATGTTTTTTTTAAGGTAGAAAGCTTCTCATCATAGTCTTCAGAATCTCTATTAAGATTACCTATCTGGCCACGAACTTTACCCATCTCGCGGCTGATGCCCGAAAGGCTATTTACTACTTCTTTATCATTTATAAATATCGAGAGCTGGCGGGTAACTGTTTTTTTATCTGCCATTGTTCTCAATATTTATTTCTGCAATTATAGCCTCACCGCGTAGATCGGTGATCTGATCTGCGAGGTCTTCCAGTACATTGCTTTTATTAATTGCCCTTTGAAGCACATCTGTAGCGTTTAGGCGCATTGTGATGCCGTTCTTTTTAGTCCCTTCAAAACCAAAATTTTGTTTATAGATATAATCGGCGGCCACAAATGTTAGCCTGTCTAATCTCCCTGATTTATATTTTGTCGTTACCGTTGCATTCTTTGCTTCCCCATCATCGGAAACATCGACAGCGTTCTTAATTGCACGTTTAAATGCGGTTTTAAGTTTTGCTGCAGCTTGTTTACCAATTTGCCGTTCGAGCATTATACTGTCAATATTCCCAGCCATAATTACTTATTTAACAGCGAAGGTAGCCGCGCGAAAAACCGATAAATAGGACAGGCGCGGGGGGATGGTTGTTAGTTGCCGCGTGGTAGATTGCGATGTAATACCGGGATTTAGGACAGGTAAAAAAAGGCTGTCCTAAGGGGTTGTTTTAAACTGTAATATATTTGTATCAGTTAACAAAATTTTGGTAATATTTTTGCATATCTTTAACACTCAATACACTGATTGAATGGCTGTAGCACCCCTTATCTCGGTTTCTTTTCCTGTAAAGGCACATGTTCGTAAATACCTGCAAAGACAGTATGGGAGTGCCCATATTGCTACAAAAACCACTATTCTGGGCATGCTTGTTTTGGGGAGCCTTGAGAAAACTTATGAAAAACCGGATAAGAAACTGCCTGCTTTTTTTTCTTACAGTGTTTTGGTACCGCAAGGCTATCTTAACAGGGTGGGTGCTACCCTGCCGCGTAACACGCAGCAGCACCTGGGCGAGCTGTGCACACACCTTTTTAACATGGCACTGTATGATCATCTGGATGCCGTGGCATGGGGTGGGGGGCAGGTGTACCCGGAACTGCGAAACTTTTTAGAGCGCTACGGTATTAATGAGGATGATATGAAGGTAGAAAGTCTGTACAGAGCATACTCCAGGCACTGCAAAAAGAAGGAAATTTTCTATCCGGCGGTAAAATAATGTTAAAATATCGGTTAACCCGCGTCATTAAAGGCGTAGCGGTGGGACACAATCGTAAAAATAAAATTTATGAAAATTGAAGGCTTTGAACATGTGGATTTACCGGACACAGGAAAAAGTAACACTGAGATTTTATTTTCTTTGGGTGTGCACCCTGAGCAAATAGGATCGGCCGTACCAAATTATCATGTGCCACATCATATTAAAGCCGCGGCATGGCTGGAAGTGGCCAATAGCATTGATGAGTTTAAAAGGCAGTTTTGGGAAAATCAATTTCAGATAAGCTACAGGAAATAATGTTAAAATCTTTGTCAAACCTTATTATCATTGGCCGCGCGATCGGACACATTCGTAAAAATAAATTATGCACTTATGGTTTTTAATATAGAAGAGCAGCTGGGCGGTTTTGCATCGGTAGAGTTATTCCTGATTTCTGAAACGGCCGACTGGCCACTGGTGGTAACTGATGCCAATGCCGGCAGTATTACACTTAACCCGGAGGTTAATGATGTAGACGGCACCATTGAACCGGATAGCATAAACATAAGCGATGACCCTAAAACTGATGCAAGCGGACAGATTTGGCCAATAGATATACGTTACCGCTTCCTGGCACGCAACGCGGCCATGGAGCAGCTGCTGGAGCAGTATGCTAACAAGCCCTGCATTGTGCGTGGTTGTGGTAACGATGGCAACCGCAAGCAATGGGGAACTGACCAGGAACCGCTGTACATGACCTACAAAAATATGTATGGTACCAAACGGCAGGATAGCCACGGTATTGACATTGCCATAAAAGGCGACCTGAGCAGCAGGCCGGTTTACTTTATTGCAAATGAATAGGTTGAGGATATTTAGCTTATTTATATTAAATGATAATTTAATGTAAAATAGTATATAATTATATTCCCTTTTTTTGAGTATTCAATAAATTTTATGATATATGTTAAATATGCTTTGTAATTATGTATTTTGGTATTGAATTATTAACCAATTTTTAACCTATTATTTATGAAAAGAATTATTGCTTTATTTTGCTTCTTGTTTATTTCGCTATTTGCAGATGCGAGAACGTGCGGTAAAGGGTGTGTTGGCACGCAAACTTCGACGATGATTGTAGCAACAGGCTACGGCTGGCAGGTACCTAATAATGTAGCGTGTACGGGTCGTCCGCCTCAAGGTACACGTGTAAGTTATGCTGTGGCTGTACGAAACAGATCTAACGGGGTTACCGTAATAGTTGAAACTGGAACGTGTAACCCAGATGACATGGACTGTTAAATCAAAAAATATGAAAAACTTATTTATTAGTGCTTTATTAATTAGCACACTATTATCATGTTCTGATGCAACAAATGAGACCAAGACAAATACTGTCGAGCCTGAAGCTATAGTTCCCGCACATCATTCCAATTCTTCTGCTGCACGTACTTATGCTCCAGGTTATCAAACACAATTGGCTTATATTACAGATGATGGCGTAGGTGTAACAACTTTTGAAGTTGATAATGATATACAAGCAAAGATCGAGGATCCTACTATTTCATGGACAACCTTTGATGCCATGTATACTTCATCCCTGGGAAGCTCAGTTAAACAGGATTTGGGGTATATTATACTTGGTCAAAAAAACCTTATTGGGATTGTGAATAATGATGTGAGCAACACAGCGAATGTGATAACCCTAAAAAAGTGGGTTGATAGACTAATAACTGAAAAATATTATGGTTACACCCTACTTAATAGTGCTTTAAGGGCTATAAAACCGGTTGACGGTGCTTATGCAACATCACGAGCCGGTATGATTTCAACTTACGCTGTTAACGATACATTTCATCAAAATACAATTAGCGGTGGAATAACCCCAACAGGATGGTTAACACAAGCAAAGATGAATTTGATTGTTGACAATTATAGCAAGCTTAGCCAGATACAGGCTTTACAATAGTAACTGTAAAACTGAATTTTAACCCGCCATTGTGCGGGTTTTTTTATGCCCGGTTGCGACCTCCAGCAGGGGCAAAAAGGGCTGTCCTATTTAAAGGCAGGCCGTAAAAATAAGTTTGTACCGTGCTTAAAACGCAACAGTACAAATGAGTATAAATAACTTGCATTCACTTCTTAACGGCCGATACTTCATACACGAAGCATACGGTACCGCCTTACTACCTTCTCTTTTTGCATTAATGGACGGCAAGACCGCCACCATTTCCTCGTCTGACAAAAAGCATCCTGAACCTGTGGCCATGGGTCGCGGCGGGATGCCACTTGCGGCGGGACCAAAAAGCGGCGGTGGTAGTACAGAGTATGTATTGGTTTTAGATATAAAGGACCCCATTTTTAAATACAGTCAGGATTGCGGGCCTCAGGGTACCAAGACAAAAATGCGCATCCTGGACATGTATAAAAATGATGCTGCCTGTGCCGGCGTTGTGCTGGATATTGATAGCGGCGGCGGCCAGGTTAGCGGGACCCCTGAATTTTATGATTACCTCCTTAACTACGGCAAGCCCGTGGTGGCTTATACCGATGGGTACATGTGCAGCGCGGCTTACTACATAGGCAGTGCATCGCAATACATCGTGGCCAATAAACGTGCTGACCATATAGGGAGCATAGGTGCCATGGTGCATTTTGTAGATGTTACCGGCATGTATGAAGCGCAGGGCGCTAAGGTAATTACAGAGTATGCTACAAAATCGACGGCTAAGAACCGGGATTATGAAAACCTGATTAAAGGCGATTCTAAAGGGTACATAAAAAACCAGTTAGACCCTATTGTGGAAGATTTCCACGCCGATATGAAATCGGCACGTACTACACTTAGCGAAGAGACACTTACCGGCGGAACCTACAACGCCACCGACTCGCTAAAGCTTGGGCTTATTGATGCAATGGGCACCCTGCAAACGGCTGTAGATAAAGTTTTCGAACTCTCAGCCGCACAAAAAAGTAATCAAAACTCAAATAATATGTCAACACCGCGTGCAAAAGTGCAGGCTGTTTTGGGATTAACACAACCACTGGCAGAGACTGACGGCGGAAGTTACCTGAACGCCACACAGCTTGATGCTATTGAAACCGACTTAACTACTAAAGATGGAACAATCGCCACACTTACAACCGAGGCTGCAACCGCTGCAACCGCCCAAGCAACTGCTGAAACAAACCTTGCAGAAGCTCACACAACCCACACCACCACCATCTCAGCCCACGAAAGTTCTGTAGATGCAATTCTTACTGCTGCAGGGGTAACACCTACCGGTACACTAACCGAGAAAATTGCCGCCCTGGGCGCGCACCAGGCTACCCTTAACGCGAAGGATGGGGCTAAGCCTACAGCTGTGATCGTTGGCGCAGGAAACGATGCCGGAGGAGACAATAACATAGTATCAGGCATTGACCTGAACGAGGCGCTTAATTGCTAATTATTAAATAATCAATTCACTATGAGTATAGTAAAAACTAATATAGTAACCGAATTCGGCGCGTACTATGTTAACCAGGGCCAGAACATGGAGAGCCTGAAAGATGAGATAAGGCAACCGGCCGTAACGCCGGGTTATGCTGAGCTCAACATTACCGAAAACGACATATACCGCTTCTCTAACACCTTTATGGGGGAGATCGTACAACAGTTTCAAAAAGCGTTTACACCTAAAGGCGACCTTACTTTTGAGCCTAATGAGATCAGGTTAAGAAACCTTAAGATTGACCTTGCCCTTTACCCGGATGATGTTAAAGCATCCTATCTTGGCTTTCTTGCCGGTAAAGAAAAAGCCGATCGTAAAGACTGGCCTATAGTGCGCTACATCATTGAGAAAAAAATCATACCGCAGCTTAAGCATGACATGGAAACCAGGGCTTACTTCACTGGATCGTGGGTTGCTCCAACTGCCGGTACTGCCGGTTCCGCCATTGGCACTATAGACGGTGTTAAAAAGCTTCTTGATGCAGGCCTTGCTGAAACTAATTTAACTAAGCAGATGCATGCAGTTACCTTAAGTGCTGCACCCGGAGTAAACAACTCTTTTGCAATGCTTGAGGAGTTTAGCGATAACATCGACGAACTTTTAGCAGCAACGCCAACCACGATTTACTGCTCTGTAAAACGTGTTAAGGCTTTCCTTAGGGATAAGCGTAACAAATATGGCGACAACATCAACTACGATGCGAACAAGCTTACCATTGATTTTGACAGCAACAAAAAAATTGTTGGCCTGCCATCAATGGGGAATTCTGACTACATCTGGGCTACTCCTGATTTCAATTTCTTATACCTGAGAAAATCAGGCGGACAGAGCGACCCAAAAGTAGAGGAAGCTTTAAGACAGGTTTTCTTAATGCTTGACTGGTGGGAAGGTATTGGCTTTGGCGCTAACCCATTAGTATACTGCTATAAACCAGCATAATCTAAAAAAATATATGTCACCAAAAGATAAACTTATAGCATTAGCAGTAACCTTCGGTATTATTACCGAGGGTTTAACTGCACCCCAGTTGCAGGAAGCGCTGGATGCTAACGCCGGGTACCAGGTATTTGTGGACAAAGAAAAAGAACTTGCTCAGGCACTGTCTGACAAAGATACTGCAGCTGCAAAAGTGCTGGAGCTTGAAGCTGATCTGCGAAAAACCAATCAGGAGGTGGCAGCACTTACCCAGGAGCTTGAGCAGGCTAATGAAACTATTAGCGATATGGCTGCAGCTGCAACTGTAACGGCTGAAGCAACAAATCCGGACGCGGTATTTTATACTGATGACAAAGGCGACACGCATGAAATCGTGCAGCCTACTTTCAGGTATAAGGGTACAGAGTACAAAAGTGCTGAGGCAGTAGAGAAGCACAGAGATGTGCTGCAGGAACTGCTGGAGGCAAAAGCATTCATTTTTAAACAGCAGTAACATGTGCGATATAAAAACTGAAGACGTAGGCGGCGAAAGCTGCGAGCCTGTAGGCGGTATCAATATTAATATCTATTACGCATTACGATCTGACTTCACAACGGTGGTAGACCCGCCGTTATTTGGCGCTGTAGGGGCTTACGCTACTAAAGCGGCCATAGCAACGGCCCACACCTTTAAACAAGGTAAAGGCTTTAACAAAATTACCGTGGCCAGTAAGACCGGTACCATAAAAAGTACCATGGGAGGCGAACGTAAACGCAGGGTTTACACTAATGAGCTTGCAGGCCAGATACAAGGCAGCGAAGCGGTAGTGCTGGGCTTTATGCGTATGGTTAAAAATGCCGACTACATTGTCCTGGCTGAAGAAGCAGGATCCGGAAGGTTAAGGCAATTGGGTTCTAACAGATCATTTGCTGAGTTTACCGCCCTGGAGCACTCTATTGAGGCAGACATGACTGGTAACAATGCATGTTCTTTTACCATTCAGGATACGCAACTTTGGCCAGCGCCAATATACAGCGGTACCGTAGTGGAAGAGCCTGAGGCATAACAGCCGTTTTAATATTTATATAAAAGCCCCGCAGCAATGTGGGGCTTTTTTGTTGCTAAAAAGCGCTGTCCTATTATGACGCGCGCGTACTTTCCATTTTTGCAGTATTACAAATGGATAGTATTATGAAACAATTGATTTGGTCAGCAGCTCAATGTGCCTTTTTTCTTACACTGATATTTTGGTGTATATATCTAACGATTTATTCCGGCACAGAACAGGAACATCTGTTATTTGAAGCAGTTTTTCTTGTGTACATTTTTATATCATCCGTTGGGACTGGTATTGAGCTATGGAACAAAAATAAAAAGGAATAGTTATGGAAACCGCAACTGTACTTCTCGGCATCGCCGTACTTCTAACTATTGCCGATTGCATTACCCCGGATAAAAACCGTTAGGCCATGCTGGACTACCCTGAGCAGATAACGGCATTTATTACCGCCAACTTTACACCCAGTGACCCGGACAGGGCAAACTTTAAGCGCACTACAGATGGTGTGCTGGCTTTCCTGTTTGCAACCTTCCCGGATGGCTGCATTAGCGATTACGAGCTTAACGATATCCTTTTAGAGTTGGGGTATGTTCGGTATACTTGGCTTAACGAGCACGTAGAAGTTAATTATATTGATGAAGCCGAAATAACAACCATTAATAAATCGCTTGTTAGTGGCTGGTGCATGCAATCTATTTTTGATTTAAACCCGGACATCTTTGAGGTGCCGGTAGAAAAGAAAACTAAGGGGAGGTAAAAAAGAAGTCCTCCAGCGTATTAAAAAACTTCTCACCATCTTTCAATAACATACCCGCAGGCTGCCGGAGGACAAATGTCTTCAGGCCTGCGGGTATTTTGCTATTGAAACCAATGGTGAGGCCGCAAATATAGTAAGGATAACTTTTCAAACAAATACAAATGAATTTTAATTACAGGTGGTCGCTAAAAGATGCAGTTTTTACTAAAGACAAAGGTAAAGTGTTTAGCTGCTTTGCATGCGGTGGCGGCTCTACTATGGGCTACAAGCTCGCAGGGTTTGACGTTGTAGGCATTAACGAAATAGACCCGCGTATGGCAAAGCTGTATGTGGCCAACCATAAGCCCAAACATATATTTGTTGAAGGGATACAAAGCTTTAAACTGCGCAATGATCTGCCGGCAGAGTTATACAATTTAGATATACTGGATGGCTCCCCTCCCTGCAGCTCATTTTCTATGTCCGGGAACAGAGAATCTGACTGGGGCAAAGAAAAGAAGTTTACCGAGGGCCAGGCGTCGCAGGTTCTTGACACGCTGTTTTTTGATTTTATAGACCTGGCCGAAAAGCTGCAGCCGAAAGTAGTAGTGGCTGAGAACGTATCTGGCATACTTAAAGGCAATGCCCGAAACTATGTGCGCAAAATAATTGTGGCGTTTGACAAAGCCGGTTACCTGGTAAAAGAGTTTGAACTTAATAGCTCACAAATGGAGGTGCCACAGCGCCGGGAGCGCGTTTTCTTTGTTGCCATACGTAAAGATCTGGCAGAGCTGCTGCCTAAACCTTTTGGGCTACTATTCTGTGACTTTCCACATTTAAACATGAAGTTTGGCCGCACGGAAATCCCCTTTGCAGATATCAGGACAAAGGGGCTTAACGATGCGCCCTGGAGTGATCACGACCAAAGGATATGGGACAGGCGTGTTATAGGCGACAGGAAATACTCTGATGTACTGGTGCGCACTGAAAACAGGATGTCAAATTTTAACAGCCAATTTGTCTATGCCAATGAAGCCATCAGGACTATGGCAGCGTCGGAGGCAAGTAAAATGACCTTGTTTGATGAGCCCAGGCGAATGAACTCGACTGAAATGATCTACGCACAATCATTCCCTACGGACTACGATTTTGGCAGTGATAAATGCAGTAAAATCCAGTATGTGCTGGGCATGAGCGTGCCGCCCGTTATGATGGCACACATAGCTGCCAGGCTTTATAAAGAATGGCAGCCAATTTTTGAAAGTAGCCTATAGCTACAATAATTTTTAATTTTAATATGACCAAGATTGCAACGCCCAAAGGAAGGCTTAAAACTCCGATTTCTTATTACGGTGGTAAGCAGAGCATGCTTAAACACATTTTACCAATAATCCCGGAACATAAAACGTATGCCGAAATATTCTTTGGCGGCGGTGCGGTGTTTTGGGCAAAGCAGCCGGCAGAGGCTGAAATTATAAACGACTATAACGGCATGGTGGTTAACTTTTATGAACAGCTAAAGCTGAATTATGATGCCCTGAAGGCGGCTATTGATGCCACGCCTTACAGCAGGCAGACCTACCAAAAAGCAATGGTAGTTTATGAGCATCCGTACATTTATACTCCACTGGTTAAAGCCTGGGCGTTTTGGATAGGTACCGTACAGGGCTTTAGTAACAAGATAGGCAGCTGGAGGGCGAGCAACCCCACATCTAAAGAAGTATTGATGTGTGAGAATAAAAAGCTGCTGATCACTCCGGAACTAAGCGCACGCCTGCGCCATGTGCAAATTGAATGTGTTGATGCCATAAGGCTTATTGAGCGCCTGGACAGCCCGGATACTTTCTTTTACCTGGACCCGCCTTATGTGGATAGTGACCAGGGCCACTATGGCGGTTACACTCAGGAACATTTTAATAGCTTACTGGATGCGCTGACCAGGATAAAAGGCAAATTCCTTTTGAGCAGCTACCCTAACGCGGTATTAGACCGGTACCGATCTGAACATGGGTGGGACAATGACGATAAGAACATGCATTTATCGGTATCACAGAACAACCGCCGCAAAACTGAATGCCTTACCGCTAATTACCCTATTAGATAAAACAAGCCCTCCCAGTGAGGGCTTTTTGCTGTCCTATTATTCGGCAATGCCGCTTTCCACTTTTGCAACATGGAAAGTATCCAAAAATGGTTAGACACCGGTTGCAAATACCCTGAAGGCGTAGCATTGTATGCTGCTATACCCGGATGTATGCCGGCATTGCTTAAGCGCCTGCAGGAAGGCCAAAACCCCGTAAATCACGAGAAGCTTAAATACGAGCTCCGGAAGATTTTAAAGCAAAAGATTGTGCCGGCGCAAGTAGTGCCGGTGGCAATAGCTACTGCAGTAAAATCTGTGGCCGTAGTACCCCAGGCACCGGCAGAACCACCGGCGCAGGATGCAAAGCAAAAGCTGCTATTCCACCACTTGCCTGCGGAGCTGCGCCCGGTCCTGCAGGAAGCAAACGCCCTGTTTGCCGAAAAGTGTTTACTCAAGACACTGCTTAATGACCTGGCACCGGAAATGGAAAGTGAAGCGCTGGAGCTGTGTATCCGGATTTATGCATTAACCCAAAAGAATGCCCGCTGCTGGCAGAAAATAGACTACTGGCAGGAACATAGAAAAGTGCCACCACTTGAGGTACCCAAACATTCTACCCTGGGTGGCGCACAGCTGGCCAAGAAACAACAAAACCTTTTTAGCAGCATAAGCCGGCTTAAAAAACGCCTGGAACAAAATCGCCTGCAGTATGAAGCTGAAGAGCGACCGGCACAACGTGCGCGGCTACAACGTGGCTTAGCTAAAAAGGAGGGCAACCTGATAAAACAGGAAGACGAACTACTACAAATCACACAACTAATAGAGGCTAAGGCATGAGCAGTAAACGAGAAATCGCGATAGTAAATCGTGAAGATAACACCTTTCAACACATACTGGCACACCACAGTAATCCGGACGCTTTTCCTCTTAACGTAAAGCAGCAGGAAATACTGGACAGGTGGCGCAAGATCTTTACCCTGCAGCTGCGTAACCATAACCGAATGCGCATAGTGAATATCCTTATAACAGATGGTCTTTCGATGTCTCAGGCGTATGCCGATATCAAAAATGTTGAATCTCTTTTTGGCAGTGTTATGAAAGCCGATAAGGAGTTTCAGCGCGTGCTATGGCTTGAGCGTGCTAATGATGGCTATGTAAGAGCATTACAAAAAGGGAAGGACGAACTGGCGCAAAAATATGAAGATATGATTGCCAAATACAGCGGCTTTAATGATAAAGATGACGCTGAGTTTAATGCTGAAAAGCTTGAAAATGTAAAAATTGAATTTACGATGGATGCCAAGACCCAGAAAGCTTTAAAAAACCTGCCTCGAAAAGACAACATAGCTAATAATGTTGTCGACTTTAATAATCTCAATGCTGTAGACACCGAATATATAAACGTTGAGTATGAAGAAGATTAAGCGTCTGGCCCTTACAGCTCCTCAGGCAGATGCTGTTTTAAGCACTCAAAAATATAAATATTTAGAGTGGGGGCGTGGTTCCGGCAAATCTTTTATCCTGGCATTTTTTATGATTGAGATGGTAAAGCAAATGCCCTGCGCAACTTTTTTCCTTGCAGGTAACACCTATTCGCAAATGCTTTCTACAACATTGCCGTCTACAAAGAAAGGCCTTAAATCTTTCAATATTATTGAAGATGTTGATTATGTAATTGGAAGGTGTGGAAAAAATAAAGGTTTTGCTATGCCCCTCGAGGCACCTAACATGTGGAATAACATTATCCATTTTAGTAATGGTGCTATTTTCGTGCTTATCTCTCAGGATAATCCTAATGCGGGCCGCGGATTAAATACCTACGGCGGTATTGGCGATGAGGCTGCGCTGCTGAACCCTACTAAACTATACAACCAAGCACAAACTACAAACAGGTCTGCAGGTATTGGCACTGCTAAAGAAGAAATATTTAAAAAAGCCCCATTGTTAGGCTGCGAGATATACGCCAGTTCTACACCGGTGACGAAAGCTGGTAAGTGGTTTACTGACATAGAGGCTAAGGCTCTTTTGCCTGAAAATAGAGATCGTTACTATTTTTCTAAGGCGAGCTCTCTTAGTAACCCAAATAATACCGATGAATGGTATCGCAGGGTTAAGGAGAATGCAGTATCTAAAATAATGTATGATGCCGAAATACTTAACATTAGGCCCAAGACTATCACAGATGGTTATTATCCAAATCTTAACCACAAAATACATTACTATACTGATTATGATAATGTTTATTTAGAGGGGCAAATATGGATGCCTAATGAAAAGGATGGCGGCATTAAGCTTACTTGCAAACAGGATAACGACCTGCAGCGTGATGAGCCACTTATAGTATCACTGGATTTTGGTGTGTTTAATAGTTGCGTGGTATCTCAGGTGCACCGTGACCTTAACGAGTATCGGGTGCTTAATAACATGTGGGTAAAGAGTCCTGATCTATTAAGCGATCTATTTGTCAAGAAATTTCTACCCTATTATAAAGATCACGGTGATAAGACAGTGCACCTGTATGGTGGCCATGATGGTAACAACGACCAGGTTAATGCCGCTAATACTTTGTTCGAACAAGTGGAAACTATCCTGCGCGCCCATGGATGGCGTGTATACACCTTGACCAGAGGCCAGGCAGCAAGGCATCATGCGAAGTACTTACTTATAAATGCCATTCTAAAGGAGACACAGCGCAACCTTCCGCGCATACGTATTAACAAGGGCAACTGTGCCGATCTTATTGTAGCCCTTGAGCATGCCGAGGCTAAGGAAGGCAACAATGGTGTTGAGAAAGAAAAGAAGCATGAACGTAATAAGTCATTGCTGCAGCAACACACCACCCACTTAACCGATGCCTTTGATGTACCTATCTATGCCCTATACAATGATCTGTTTACGGGCAGCAACCTTACTGCAGGCGAGTCTGGCATCATATTGTTAGGCTAACACTCTCCCTTTACAGACTTACCCGAACCGCCCCTGCCACCCAGGGGCGGTGCCATTTCATATATCCTGAAATCTCGAAAATGGAAAGTGCAGAAATTTAAAGGACGTGGCGAGGTTGGCAGAGAGAAAATGGAAAAATCTGCGAGTTCGTGACGGTTATAAAATTGGTTATCAACTACTTTGGCTTTTTTGGTTCGGAAAAGGGTATGTGAACAGGCCTTAAAAGTGCTGTCCTATTTAAAAGATGTGGCAAATATGAATTTAGCCGCATGGAAAATGGCACGATAACACTTTCAGAGGCATTAGAAATAATGAGACGGCATGATGCTTACGGCAACCTCATACATTTTAATATCGCTTTCCGGACGTTTAGCGCTACCACAAAAAAGGGCGGCAAGCTAAAAGAAATTGATGGCGCAATTTATATGTACCCGGCTAATCCGGATGCAGATAAGCCTATCAATATTTACAATCTGCTCGATCCCGTACTGACTGCCAAGAACCCGAACCACTTTGAGAACCGCACCCGCAACATACAGCTGCCAAATGGCGACATCCGCAAAGTGAACATTGATTTCATAATCTCAATTAACGACCAAAAAGTTATTTATTAATGAACGATACAATATTTGTAGGCGACTTCGCTTTGAGTTCGTTTAAGGGGGGCGGCTCTGTCTATGCCTTTACCAATACCACCGCTAAGGGCGAGGATACCGTTACCACACTGCAGGTAGATACCAAAGACAAAGTGGGTACCATAGCCTCATGGGGTACCGCGAACGATTACCCTCAGGATATCCTGAAGCGCGTAAAACTTAACGGCGCTGCCACCAGTGCGCTCCGCCTGCTGCGCAAAGCACATTACGGCAATGGCCTTGTGCTAATGACGCACGGTGTTACCGAAGACGGTAAACATGATCATAAGATCGTGCCTACAGAAAGCCAGCCGGTCATAAAAGATTTCTTTAATAAATCCCAGATGAACCGTTTCTGGAAAGAAACAATAACCGACCTCGAGTATTTTTCCATTGCGTTCCCGGAGTACATCCTGTCGAATGACTATACCACAATAAACAGGGTTAAACGCCAAAAAGCTGCCTGGTGCCGCTTTGAGGTAATGAACGAAAAGAGCGGCCTGATTGAGAATGTTTACATCTCAGAGAAATTTGGTAAGACCAGCGTATCTACAGACTCTATTTACTGCGCCACCGTGCCCGTTATAGATAGCTACTGGAGTGCTGAAGAGGTAAAAGAATATTGCCGGGTTAACAAAATACACAATTTTGTCCGTCCCGTTTTTTACCCGCTTATAGATGAGGCTTACTACCCTGAAGCGGAATGGCACAGCATTACAAAATCGGGATGGCTCGATGTGGCCAACTCTATCCCGGAATATAAAAACAACCTGTTTAAAAACCAGGTATCGATAAAGTATCTCATCGAAATTGACGAGCGCTACTTCCAACAAATTTATTTAGATCAGTGGATAAAATTCAATCCTGAAGAGCGCAAGGCCATACGTAAAGCAGTAATCGATTCTATAAACGATCACTTATCAGGCAATGCAAATGCCGGCAAGTCTATCCAGTCAATGAAATTGGTAGATGCAAAAGGCGAAACCATTTCGGCCATCACTATAACCACCATCGATGACAAATTTAAAGATGGTTCCTACCTGCCTGAAGCCGAAGCGGCCAACTCCGAAATATTATTTGCTATTGGTGTAGACCCCTCACTGGTGGGCGCAGGTATACCCGGTGGCAAACTTGGTGCCGGTTCCGGCTCCGATAAGAGTGCGGCCTTTAATATCCTTTCAGCGCTCTTTAAAACAAACCGCGAAACTACACTGGAGATTTTCGATTTCATACGCGATTACAACGGGTGGGATGCAACTATTACCGGCGCTTTCGAAAATACCATACTAACCACCCTGGATAAAAACCCAACCGGGCAGGAAAAAGTTACCAACTAATGATACTTAACAGCACCCTCGATTTAAAAAAGCACGTGTCAGTAGGTTCGAGCTTTATTTTTGAAGACTTGCAGCCATATATTACGCAGGCCGTTGATGAGTTTACGAGCAAATACGTAGGCGATCTGGACGAGATACTGGCCAATGAAGCCGATGGCGAGAACATGGTTAAGCTTAATAAGGCACGGCACTACCTGCAGGCCGCTTTGGCAAACTTTGCCCTGTATTTATATACGCCCGTTGGTACCATTAATATAGATGGTAGCGGTATGACCAATACAGTTACAGAGAAACGTGCGCCATTGTCTTACGGCGAAAAGAAAGATGTGCAGCGCACTTTTATTTCCGCAGGCCATAAGGCTATGGATAGGTTACTGGCCTACATGGAAAGGAACAAAGCAGCTTTCCCGGACTGGGCAGATTCTACCCAATATACCGAAAGCAAAAGGCTATTGGTAAATAATACGGCTGCCTTCAATGATATCTATAACATTTATGAAAGCCGTCAAACCTTCCTGGCGCTGCGCCCTGCGTTACAACAGGTAGAGGATCAGTACATACGTACATTCCTGTGTCCGGAACTCCTAACTTTTTTAAAGACGGGCAATCCTACAGGCGCGCAGCTCGAGGTAAAAGAGTTCCTGCAGAAAGCAATCGTAGCCTACACCATTGCTAAAGTGGCGAGCGAAGGAATTTTTACCATAGATGCATCCAGCCTCATGCTAAAATTTGATGTGCTTAGTAACGATAAGCCTCAGGAAGTGCCTGCCCTTTGGCTTACTAATACCATTGCCACGCACAAAGCAAACGGCGACAGCTATCTCAAAATGGTATCCGATCTCATCACCCAAAACATAGACCAGTTTAACCAGTGCGCTGTACCCATTATCGTAGCGGACAGTTCTGGCGGGTATCAGGCAATAGTTACCCAAAGTGTAGTCGGCCTTTAGGGCTGTCCTATTATAAAAATTCCAGTAAATCGAATTTTACACCATGTCAGTAAACGCTTCAAACAGTCAAAACTCTTGCGGTACCTGCGGCGAAACTACGCCCGGTACCGGAACTGAATTTGAACAAAATAATAAACCAAAAATAATCAGGCTATCTTATTTGCCTTCGGATATTGTTAGCGCTTTTGCTCCTACGTTAAATATGGTTGCAACTATGTTTAACCGTGCGCAGCATACAATATCAGAGACAGATACTCCAGTAATTGTGAGAGTAATCCAATCTGTTACAGTAGAAAATCCGATTGTATATATTTATTTGTTCACGGGGGGGAAAGGCGTTTATGGTGGTGAGAGTCTAACGCAGGCAGCTGCTAGCCACTTTTTTTACCTTTTCCCGCAAAACCTTTCTATACAGGATGCAGAGAATGATAGTAACACGGTATTCTATTATTTAGCCAACTTGCCAACTGGTGATTACCTCACGGCGGCAAATGGAGAAGGGCGCGACCTGAGCGATGCCGCAAAAATTTACTTCTTTACTTATAATAAAGATGGTAAAAACTTCTTGGTAAAGTTTGAGGGTGAGCCCGGTTATTACGGCGGTGATTACGAAAACCAGCTTACAGCGGCAAACCTTATACCTTCAGGTATAAACGATGACGAAGGCCCTGCAGTTAACCAGGATAATGAATTTATTACGAAACGCCTATATGTAAGCGATGGCTCTATAAATAACATTGCAAACATTTTAAAAGATGGGCCTTTATTTACCATTACAGAGACACAAAATTTGTTAGTTGTGGTAAATGTGCGTAACCCCGATGCTACCATTACGGTTAATAAATACCTGTTAATAAACGTAGGCAAGGGTACTTACGGTGAAGGGCGTTATCTATTATCGGCATTTAATTTAGAACTCATTTTTTCTAATGTCCCGGTGGTATCAGATGTTGAAGATGAACCTGAAACCGCTATTGTAAACTTTGGGGTGCTTAACTCACAAACTATAAGCCAGTACTTAAATGGGCGGTCAACTTTGATAGTTATCCAGCCTCAGGATGAAGGGTATACCTTGTTTAAAGGGACAGTAAGCGGGGTGGAAACTTCATATTTATGGATAGGCGCGCCCGGTACCTACGGTGCAGGAAATAGCCAAAGTACAATGGCCGATTTTCAGTTATTAAACCAGGCTGTTACACCCGGTGGTAGTTCTCTTCTTTTAGGGGACAATGCTGATAATGCCTATCCCGGCAACAAAGGTAAAGAAGCTTACGATCATGCTCATGCCACCGGCAATCCGCACGGTACGCAAATGAGCGATATCCCCAACCTTGATACTTACATGAACGCCCGGCTTGTGGGAACCAGGGCTGCAGATAGTGATGTGCAAGTAACAACATTGCCAACAACGCAAAATAGATTTGTCGACACCATACGCCTGTTTAATTTTTGGGCATGGATAAAGACCCAGGCCGCAACAATTTCCGGAGGCTGGAACTTTACCGGTACCCTTAAAAAAAATAACGTAGACATTGCCACGGTTAATGATGTGGCAGGAAAGCTTAACACAGGAACAAACACTGGCCTTGCCGGTACCGGCGTCAGGATACCTAAAGTATCAGCTGCAGGAACAATAACGGTTGATGATTTTTTAACCTGGGTAGCTGCCACACGCGAATTGATTATTGGTAGTGCCGGCGGTGCCGGTAGGTTAAATGTGTTTAGCCAGATATTTCAATTAGCGGTACAGGACAATATCGCTTCCGGCCAGGCTACTATACTTATTAATGCAAACCAACAAGACGCACTGACTTTTAAAGATAAAAGTGGTAAGCCTTTCCTAACATTTACTACCACTACAGGCGGCGAGGGTTTGATAATAAAACAACGGATAGTTTTTGATGAGGGCATTTTTTATCCGGTTCCTGCACGTCAGGGAGCTATTACAAGTGCCGGTGCCGGAGTAAAAGTATATGCGGTTAACTCCTTAGGTACTGTCGTTTCAATACCATTCACAGTAGATACAATGATAGCGATGTTTGACCTATCATTTATTGTTAAAAACTCATCCGCCTCTCAGGTTATTGCCGCAAAACTAAAAGCGGTTGTTAAAAGGGTGGGTGGTGTAATAACCGTAGTGCCGGAAGCTACAGAAGTATTGCTGAATAACTCATCAACACCTGGTTTCACTATAGGAATAGACGCTATTGCTAATAACAGCCTGCAATTCTTCTTTCAGCCGCAATCCACAGATTCTACCGCTTACACGGGGGCATTTTACGAAATCATATATACCGTCAACTAATGTATTTTCAAGGAGGTACAATTCAGGGAGTTACTTACGGCGGCGTATCGCCGCTTGATTACTCAGGCCTTGTTGGGTGGTATAAGGCATCCCAAGGGGTAGATCTCATCAACGGCAGTTCTATAACCCGATGGAAAGATTTAAGTGGGAACAATAATCATTTAGTACCAAAAAATTTAACAGGGGGCACAGTGACCCAAATAGGTAGCTTGGTAAATACAGTTAATGGTTTAGGGATTACGCGCATATTATCGGCTGGAGGGTTAACCTGCGAAAATCCGGATATGCATAAGCCTCTGATCGATGGTAGTCCTACAACTGTCATCCTTGTGCTGCGGACAAACAACATGACCTCCAGTAATACGCTACTTCAGGCCTTGCCGCAGTCATCTGCCAATACCTGGTTATTTGGGTTTAACCAGCCGGTATCTGCAAACCCTCCGCAAATATTAAACAGGGTGTATGATAATGCAGGTCTAAAAGTAAACATGCTATCTACGGCGGCATACGTGCAGCCCAGCCAGGGTGCGGTGCACTCTACTATAAATTATGGTTATAACAATGGGGTAATAAATCCTTTCACATACCTATTCAATAATGAGGTTAAGGCAACCGCTGCTTACAGTGGGCCACCAGTATCTGTTACCGGTAACCCATTAGCTTTTTATCCTAATGCCCTTATTTATTTGTACGAAATAATTATTTACAACAACACTGGCAAGCTTAAAGCGCAAATAGATTTGGAGCATACAACGCTGAATGTAGACTACATAAAACAACAATACCCAAACCTCTTATTATAATGCCATACGTAATATACGAACCCGCAACCAAGGCCGCAATAAGGTATGTGCAAATAACAGAGGATGCTACAGATGCCAATTTTTTAAATAATGGTGAGCAGTATGTAGATGTAATTTATCACCCTACAGAAAATAAGGCAGCACTACCCATTATTGTAATTGAGCCAATTTACTATAACGGAATGCCCACCCAAAAATATGACTTCGGGATATTTTTTACCCCGCAGGAAGTTGCAAAATCAATCGAAGAACTCCCGGAAGACTGGGACTTAAACAGTAACATTTAAACAATTATATAATGAAAAAGTTTTTTAACGAGTATTTTAAAGATTTCTGGAAAGAGAGATTTCACGGAGATTTATTATTTGGTATATCGGTACTGCTACTTATGGCCGGTTGCTTTGATAGCAAAGAAGATCCGGCGGGAAGCCTTTACCCAGTACTTTGTTTATGTGGGCCATTTGCCACTTTTGTTATCGCTTTTTTGGTTGACTGGTTCCAGGGGCAGGGACATAAAACGGCTGATAGGACGGATAAAGAGTGGCAAATGAAGCTAATAGGATCCGCGATAGGTCTTTGTATAGTTGTGCCGGTGTTTTTATTGTTTGAGATAGGAAGATGGAATCTACCTCTGTTAATATCTTCAGCTATATGCTTTCTTGCCTTTATTCAAATCACAGGGGTGGTACAGAATTACATTAAGAATAAGGCAAAAAAGAAAGCAGCGAAAGAAGCTGCAGCCAGAAAAGCGGCGGGACTAAAATAATGAAAAACTATTTCCTGAACCTCGCTATTACCACCAGGTACTTTGGGTTTGATATAATTCTATTTATCGCCGGCATTGCCGGCGGTATAGTTTTTCTCAGTAAAGACAATAAGCTTTCGCCCTGGAAGAAATTTTTGTCGGTACTATCCGGAGGCTTAACCGCAAACTACCTAACGCCTATTGTAGGCCAGTGGCTTCACTTGTCAGATGACACATTGTACGGCATTGCCTTTATGCTTGGCTATGGGGGCCTACGATCTGTAGAGGCAATTTTTATCGCATTTATTAACCGGGCAAAAAAAGCAGAATAATGATGACACCCGAATTATATGTATCGAGCAGGCTACCGTATGCTAAGGTAGTGCAGCAAAAAAGAGGCTATCATTATTTGATACCGTTAACCCAGGGCGCACTGGAGAGCGCGTGGGGCGAAAAATCTGTAGGCAACAACGACTTTGGTATTAAAGATACCGACGGTATAAACGGTAATGAGCAGCTAATCACTACAACCGAATATTTAAAGACCGCCACAGCAAAGTTTCCTGTAGTAATTAAAATAGTGCGCGTGGGCAAACTTTTTAAATATACCGTTAAAGACTGGTTTAGAAAGTATGCAAGTGTACAGCTATGCTTTGAAGATCATTGCGATTTTTTCGAACGCAACCCGCGCTACAAAGAAGCGCTAAAATATAAAATGGACCCGGACCGGTTCTTTGAAGAGATAGCGAAAGCCGGTTACGCGACAGCCCCCGATTATGCTAAGACCCTGAAACAAGTAAAACAATCAGTAATTAAACGCTTACCAAAATGAAAATCCTAACCTTTCTAATCGCAGCGCTGCTAATGCTCGGCTGCGGCGCACGCAAAACGAATACAGTTAATAGTGAATCTGAGATAAAAACAGAGGCTACTGTAAAAGAAAATACCACTACTGTAACAACAACCAACAAAAGCGAGCTGACCACTACAGAGCAGGACAATTTAGTCCTGGTACCCATTAATCCGGAAAAGGCTATTACCGTAGTTAAACCTAATGGAGAAACAACTTCAATTTTTAATGCCCGGATAGAGCATACTAAGACTAATACGTCAATTAAGGCAGATACTAAAATTAAAGATACCACTACTACGGCCAAAGCTGCAGCTGTAAAAACAGAAAGCAACGTGGCAACGGTTACCAAGGCTACAGATCGGGAAGGTATTAAATCCGGGCTATACATTATACTTTCAGGCGTTGCGGTGTTATTTCTGTTATGGCTTTTCATTTTGCGTAAAAAAAACACAAATGAAAGCGATATCGTTTAGCATACCTAAAACGTGGGATGAGCTGAGCGTAGACCAACTCGAAAAAATTGCGTCGCTCGTACATTCGGGAAAGAAAGGCCCGGCGTTCGACTGGGCTGTTTTCATAATCCTGGTTAACCTTCGTTGGTACACCTGGCTAAAAAATTACCGCGTGTATAAAGTTTTGGGCGATGTACCGCTGTCAGAACTCAGGCAGCATTTCAAATTTATTTACAAAAGTGCCGACCGCACCATATTCCCAAAATCGTTATTAACGCCCTGGGATCGCTTAAAATTTTGGAAACGGTTACGTACACCCGGCGCACGCCTAAGCACGCTTACAGCGGCAGAGTTTGCCAGTACAGAGAGCATGGCCAAGCTGTGGGATAAGGAGAGGCACCGCAACCCATTACAATACATGGCGGCTACCATCTACAAGCGCAGCGGCCATGTATTTGATAATACCGCGTTGCCCCATCTTGCAAAACAGTTTGATAATGTACCCCTGCACAAACTACTGGCCATGGAGCTCGCTTATAACGGCAGTAAGAATGCCCTGGTAAAACGTTTCCCGGTAGCGTTCCCTAAAAGCAGTGGCCCGCCAACCGGCGGCAAGCAGTACGGTTTTGGTAAAGCGGTGCTTACTATGGCAGGCGGCAAGTTTGGCAGCCATAAAGAAACGGGACAAACCAATATTTACACCTTCCTTGAAGAATTTGAGGAAAACATAAAAGCAGCTAAACAATAATGGCAAGGATATCGCACACCCAGGTTACACAATTACACAGGCTTTTAGCCCAGTGGCATAAACAAATTAATGGTTTTTACCGTTTTGATATGGCCGAGCTTGCGGGCGAATTGCGTAATGGCATACAAAAGCCGGTGCTTATGCTGGAAAGCTACAGCAGCCAGATAAAAACCAACCCTAACAAAAGCACCAACTTTAAAGACCGCGATATATCCTTTTTGCTATTAGACTTTGCCGGCAAGGCAGACGATTATGACAAGCATGACGAAGTGCTGTCGCGCCTGGAGGAAATTGGCGACGATATCGCCTCTATGCTCGACCGTTTAAGTAAAGACAGGAGCCACTGGCTATTTATGCTGTTTGATGCCGGCACGTTCCGTATGGAAAAGGTAGGGCCGCTCATGGATGGCATGTATGGGTGGAATATTCTCTATACCCTGGGGAGCAGGAACCCGCTGTGCTTTGAGCCCGATAAATGGGATATACCGGTGCCGGGCAATGAGCCGGCATAAGCAAAAACCGTTGTCCTATTAAAAAATACAGATCAAATCTACTTTTGAAATCTCTTTTACTCACTAATACTTTTATCATGAAGTAATATTTTTTTGTCCATAGTATGTATCTTAATTTTTCCCGCCCTGGCCTGTAAGCCGGGGCGGGTTTTTTTTGTTGTAAAAATTTATAACTTTGTAAAAAGAGGTTATGAGCATTCCCAGGCGAATTGAAGATGGCACACTGACTTTAGGCACGCTGAGCAAACTTGTAACAAGTAATGAGGTGCTATCTAAAGAATGGAAAGTTAAGTTAACCTGGGGCTTTAAACTGGGCAAGCTTTATGGTAAAGTAATCGATGGCCCGTTTGTGCAGGAAAAATTTTATGAAGGCGAATACACACATATATTGCTTGCCCGGATGCATTATGATTTTAGCCTGGCGCTGCAACCGCTTATAGATAAGAAAAAGCGCGAAATACGCCTGGCAAGCCTAAACCGCAAAAAAGATGGCGACGATGACATTAAAACGATGAGAGAACGTGCGCAGGAGATCAGGCACAGAGATAAAGAACAATAATTTATTTAATTTAAAGTAATTATTTGTTAATTTACTGTGTATATCTTAAAGAAATCTTAACCACTTTGATATTTTATATTGCTTTTTTTATTTTAGTGTTTCCAACAATACCACCACATCTATGGAAACACCACATCTTAAAATTATTAAAAAAGAGTGCGAGGTCATTATCAAACAAATAATTGAGGAAAATTCGAATAGGGGCGAGAAGTACCAGTTTTTTATGTTAACGGCAACTCTTGATTCGATCGAGTGGCATTTCAATAACCTCAAGGATAGATTAGTTACAAAATTTTCTAACGAGAATATCGAAGTTAATAAAAGGGAGCTTCAACAAATTATAATGGGCAATGCTAAAAAATGTATAGATTCATTAATGCGTGTAAAAGGAACAGTAAATATGGGATGATTGTTAATGTATTGTGTTCTAATGTTAATGATTGCAATATGTTATAATTATAATCATAATTTTGAAGTACACTAAACCCTTAAAATCATGTCAGATAGAACAACTTACCATGTAAACCATGTAAATGGGCGATGGCAGGGGAAAATTGAAAATGCAGCTCGGGCATCATTTACTGCTGAAACTAAGGATGAAGCAATAGCAACTGCCGTAGAACTTGCAAAACATAACATGCCCAGCTCTGTGCGAATTCATAAACTTGATGGCACCTTTGAAGACGAGCGAACATTTCAGGATGATCCGTTCCCACCCAGAGGGTAACACAAAACCCCGCAATTAGCGGGGTTTATTTTTAACGGTAGCTACTATTATTCGCTACCGGCTGTGCAGGTTAAAGCTCCGAACTTTATACAGGAAATTAAAAATTAGTAATGTTGCCTGCGGGGTAGGGTGGGGTTATTTCATTATCTGCTATATTTTAAATGTTCTTCAATTGCTCTGTGTATAATCCTTTCTAACTGGTCAAGCCTTGCATATTCGTCAGACAAATCAATACATTTAGATATGATCTGCCCGTCATCATAGTCATACCATTCAGAGCCCTTTTCTTTTAGTATCCTGTTTTTTATAACATTCATCCTTTTTTCTATTAGCGGCAACAGATAAGCTGTATGGTGTTTTTCGAGATCTATATACATAATTTAGATTTTTGCTTTTTTTATTTTTCCAACTGCAGGCGCAGCGGTTTTTAATGCGGCCAGTTTTTCGTTAGTACGCTCTATGCGCGTAGCTGCTATTACTGCCTGAGCATCCCTAATGAGTGCCACCGGTATATTTTTATTGCTGTCTGCGAGCTTGAGTATCATTTGGCCACCTATACCATGGCCATTACTGGATTGTTTAGATTTTTCAAACATTATTACGGCCAGTATCCTTTTTTTATCTTCCGGGGAAAGCAGCGCCAGTTCGGCCTGCAGCTTTTCAAGCGACTGGTTGTGCTCGTCTATTTCAACGCCCATTTTTGTCAAGTATCGCCGCAGATACCACAAGCCCACATGCTGCATAGCAAAATAAATAAGCATGGTAAAAACAAAGTCGTTATCAAGTTCAAAGTTCAGCCCTGCCTTATCTTCAATTTCTGGCTTCAAAGCCTCAATAATACGCGCATGCACCTTCTCGTCATCAAGCTCAAGCGATCGCTTTGCGCGGGTTTCTATGCGCAAAATCTCGGCTTTAGTTTCCTTATCGTTGGCCGTTTCTTTTGCAACCGGTGCGCTTACCCACATCTTAGTAACTTTGCCTTTGTCCGGGCCTGAAACATGGTACACTTCCTTTTGCACTGCGCCCTCTTTTTTAACGGTAGAAAAGTCGCTGTCGCTTTTAAGGATAGGTATATTGTAATCTTTGGCTATACTGGCTATTTCCGGATTAACTTCATAACTAAAGTGCCTGCCAATGAGTACATCCTTAGCGGTGGTTACAATTTCCTGTACCTGGCTATGTATATGTAAATCGGTTTTTAACGAATGGCACGTTTTATTAAAGCAGCTGTCCGTTGCCTGCATATCTGCAAAAAGTAACGGGTTGCTTTTGCTACGTTTGGGGCACACCACGCAGGCGGGGGCGTGGTCAAAAAGTTTGTCGAGCGGAAACTGCGCTTTGGCCAAGTCGACCGACTGGTTATGTACTTCCTGCGTTAACCTCTTAATGGTGCCGTATCCGGACACGTTGTATGAATTTTTATAACTCTTAAAAATGTACAGCTGCTGCTCTTCATCCAGTCGCGCAATAAGTACCGCATGGCCTACGCCCAGGTCATGGTTATAAAAATCCTGCTTAATATCTACAATAAGGTCGTTCAGCTTTAAACGCTGCAGTATATACGTTTCGGTCTTTGCCACCTTAGCGGCAATATCGGCAGTTTGGTACCGGCCGGTGTCAAGCATGCGCTTAAAGGCTTTGGCCTCATCAAGCGGGTGCACCTCTTTGCGCTGCAGGTTCTCAATGATCTGCAACTCGAAAGCCTGGTCATCAGTCAGGTCGCGAATACTGGCCGGTATGGTGGTTCGCCCTACCATTATGGATGCGCGGTACCGGCGTTCGCCGCACACCAGTTCAAACCCGCCAATAACGCGGGGCCGAACGGTTATGGCCTGCAATACGCCAACTTCTTTAATGCTCTCTGCCAGTTCCTGCAGCTCTGCCGGGTTAAACTCTTCCCGGTAATTGGATGCGTAATGCACCTGGTCTAATTCCACATGCATCAATTCCGCTTCTTGTGTACTCATAATTCTATTGTTAAAGGGATTTATATTAACTGTTCTCGAGGTCGGCCATTTCTTCTTTAGACTTTTTTTCTATAAGTTTAATGTAGCTTTGTATACCTTCGATGGTATTGCGGTTCCTGGGGTAGTCGTGCCGGTTCTGAAGGTTGCGGTCCAGCTGGTGGTTAAAGCCTTCGCGAATTGCCCACCGGTAGCTAAGTATCAAATCGGAGGTTAGCAGATGGCGATTTACGGTTACCTTATCGGCTTTTTCGAGCGCTACGGTAATGTACCAGTCATAATCGCCGGCTTCATACTCTTTGGGATTGTGCTTAAATTTTATAAGCGATTCTTTAGCTCCAAACGATTTCCAGTGCCTGGAGTAAAAATCTTTGTCGTGGTTCAGGACATCGTCCATTGTCAATTTTTCCATAATTCTATTTGTTAAAGGGATTTATATTAGCGATCATTTGTTTCGGTATAGGAGCCACCAATGATTTTAGCACCACTGCTCATCTCCATATTTTGAACATTTAAATTGATATCAACTGATTTGAGTAGTAAAGTAGCTTCATGGGCAGTTATGGCTTTACTATCCAGTAAGCGCTGTACAATTGCATCTTTGTCGTTCATTTCGACAATTTTGGCACTGGAAAAAATTTGCATCAAATTCATACTGTTAAGTTTTAGATACTTTACTGCCCTGCACTCTATAATTTTGCTGTCCGGGTTCTTTGCTGTAGGTATCTATAATACCGGTTGCATTATCGGTTAATTTAAACCAAGGCTCATTTGCTGCAATCAGGTCCGTTACTTTAGCAAAGGCTTTGTCCTCATTATCGGTGCGCAGCAGCTTCGTAGTTCTGTTTTCTATGATGTATTTTTTTGTGGCCATTACCCGCGAGTGTTATGCGCCTGGGCTTCGCGCTTAATAGCAATTATCTTACCTTTCAGTATGGCTACATCTTCCGTTACAAGCTTCTGTTTCTCTTTTCTTGCCTCTATTTTAGCATTTAATCTACGATCCATTTCCTCTGGAGTCTCTTTTTTAAAAGCCATTTCTAACATTGAAGTCATCATAAATCCTGACTGATCTTTGAATGGTAGGTGTTCCAATGCATCTAAAATCATGTCAAAATCTTTCGTGGTTAAATTTTTAAACTGTTCCATTTTTAGTATTTATTAAAGTTTGTAATTCTTCTATTTTTTCCTGCTTACGGGCGTTATACTTTGTAAGCAATTCGTTTTTAAATTTTAGATCGTGGTACTTATCCAAGGCAAAAAGCAGTACATCGGTGGCGTTTTTTAAACCCTCTTCCTCTGATATCCTTTCGATTTGTGCTTTTTGCACTGGTGTAAATTGCCTTATATGTGCGCTCTTTTTTATCATTTGTAGTCAAATTGCTGCTTATTTAAGTACAGGTTAGAAAATAAGTTTGTCGTTAAGACCTTCGCGAACCGTAAAAAATCCATCATCATACAGCGTGCGCAGGGCAGGGCTTAATTTTGCCATTGGCACATCCATTTCCTGCTGCAGTGCAATAATGCTCAACCCACAGCACGGGCCGCGCTGGTGGCGGTGGCCAATTATCGCAAGCTTTATGTTTTCTATGAGTTCCATACGGCTTATTTAAGTAATGGAGGTTGAGCATACAGACGCAGCGGCCCTTCGTTTGCACCGGGTTTGATAATTATCCGGCCTTTAAGGTCTTTGTCTATGGCAGCCATGTACTTTTTTATGATCAGTATAGCGTATTCATTATCGGTCTTGATACAATGGTTAAGTGCATATACTAAAACCACCGCCTGCGGCACTTTAAGGCTTAATGAGAACTGCGACAGCCGCCCTTCTATTTTGGTTCGCAGCAAAAACCACAGGTCGCTTAAAATATCCGTTTCCAACATTTGGTCATAAAACGTGATGGTAAGCTGCTGGTTAATTTTTTCGTGTATAGAATCGCTGTATACCTTTACCATTTCCTGCAGTGAGGAAGCATCGCCCCGGCTCACCTTCTTTAAGCTAACCGGTGTCATCTGACATCTTCTATTAAAAGGCCGGTCTTATTGTCGTAGAACTGCAGCACCTTGATTTTGTTAGCACGATCAGGATCTTTAAAAAAATTGTTTTTCATGTATTCAATTATCCAGTGTTTATCCTTGCCGTTGTGTTTGTCGAAATTGAACCAGCAGATGTTATCTTTTTTATCGTCTGCGAGGCCTACCATTTTAATATCGTTGGTAGACGTTACCCCGTTCATTGCTTTAGTTGCCATTATTAAATGATTTTTTGAGTTCGTCAATTGCTTTTTGGCCTGCAGCTTCGTCGTGCATTTTTTTTTGAAAATGCGCGCCCTGGATAAGCATGTCTACTTCCATGAGTTCTGAGGGGGAGCACGCCTCCAAAAATTTTTCGGGGGTTACCTCGAGGGTCGTAAAATTTGTAATTGTTGGCATATATAAATTTGTTAAAGGGTTATGCGGTGTATGTAATTCCTATTTTTTTTGCTCGTTCAATAAAAATATTGACCAGCTCCAGCATGTACTCTGCAGGCAGGTTTTTCCTAACGTAGTCTTCAAGCTGCGCAAGTGGCATATCTCCGGAGAAATGTTTTTTAACGGCAGCGTCAAGCTTGCGCCTGTCGCTATTACGTGCTTTCCGTTTTTGCTTATCAAGTTCAGCGCGGCGTTTTAACTGCGAGTCGGCATCAATTTTTTGCTGTAGCTTTTGGTAATGGTCATCCCAAAATTTGTACGTGGTTTCAAAGCGTACACCCTCCTTGTCATGGGTATTCAGGTAGAAAGATGGGTATTGCGGGGTACCTTTTGCAGGGTCCTTACGGCGGCGGGCTTCAAACCAATTGCGCGCCTTGTTTATGCGCCAGATGTATTCATCCAGATAGCTGAAAATAGTTGCCTTGGTGTAGGTAAGGCCACCAGGTGTTTTAAATTTATTTTTCATCCAGTTCTCATAAGCCCGCTGCCATTCTACCTGGTAGATATCGCGACGGCCTTGGTATAACTGGCTGGCAATAATTTTAAATAACATCTGTACAAACAGCGCTTTAAACTGGTCAGCGCTCAGGCTTTCGCCCCGGATGCTTTCGCGGCGAAGTACTTCAAAATCAATCGGGCGATACTCATCATACATGCCACTGGCCATGTTGGTGGCAAACTCGTAAGGCAGTTCAATTTCATTGCGAAGTACCTCACTATCTGAAACTTTAACATTTTCGGCCGCGGCCCCCGGTGAATCTGACCCGGATTTTGCCACATTGCGGAGCGGGGTGACCCCGTTGCTCTTGCCTATACTGCCTTTCTCAGCACTGCCCTCTGCCTGTGGCATGGCGTGATCTTGTGACTGAGCGGCAGGCTCGGCCTGCACCTTATCAACAGAAACCGTTTCATGCGGTTTCCTCTTTTCTACTCTTTTAAGTGATCTTGAAGAGACAAAATTATCCTGCAACTCTTTGCTATTTCCCAAGGTAAGGGCGTGATTTTCAAGCCCTGATTTTTTCGGGGCGTTGGCATCAAAAACAACCAGGATTTCAGGGCTTATGCGCACGTGTACGCCGCTTTTGCTGCCCCGGTATACATAATCTGTCAAAACGCCTTTACGTTCGAAAATCTGCCGCTGTGAGCGCACAGTAGCGGTGCAAACATCAACACTATATACATCTTCCTCCCTTTTCATTTTAGTAATGTTCCGGGCGTTCAGGTCGATGGGTGGCAACGGCTCTAACACCCGCATGGGATAGTTTTCGCGCAGGGTATTTCGCGCCTCCAGTTGTTTGGAGTACATGTAAAGCATGGCACTAAAGGTTTGCTCATAGGCATATACCAGGTACTGCTCGCGGTGCATTTTTATAATAGGGCCATACAGGTCGCACGCCTTTTGCGCCGCCTCATTATATTCCATTACGCCCAGGTCTTTATTAAGCGCGGCAAACTGTATGCTGTAGGTAATTTTTGCAGGATCATTCTCGGTGGCCATGTGCGCCTTTACCGTTTTATTGTGGGTAATTACCTCTTTATTGTACTTTTTAACCATAGCCCTGTCCTGGGCAGCAACACGCCTGTAGTTTGTCATAGAGGCGGCAAAATCAATACGGGGCTTAAAGCCTTTAAATTCCGGTTTCTTTTGCTGGTCTGTAACAGGCGCCGGCGTTTTGCCAATATGGGCTACCTGGTGGTATACCGATGGGTGGACGGGTAACTTGGAGGGGTTAAACTGATTCATACCGTTATGCGTTTAGCGTTGGCCACTACGTTTTGTGTAGTTACAAGCTGCGGGTTTGGCCCTATGCTTATAATCTCTGTCAGCTCATAGTAAACCGTAACAATGTTGCTCCCGTTAAGGCTTGCAAGTTGAACTACATTGCCCATCTTGATACGGTCGCCCACCTTTACAATGGCATCCTGAGCAATGGAGAACCTTATTTGTGGGGTTCCTGTCCACTCAAGCTCCGGTTTAGGGGCATTCCTAAGCAGAATGTCGATTTCGTTAGTAAAAGTGATCATAGTGGTGTGTGTTTTAAAACCCTTTTCACCTTTCCGAACGGGCAAGAAAAGTCCTGCCCGGTTCATCCAGGAATTTAGGCAGATTGCGTCTGCGGGGTATTTTGTTAGCCGGGGGTGCGGGAATCGAACCCGCCACGAGCTGCGGCTGGAGGCGTTCCTCCTTGCAGCTGGTCAACACCATTGTTACCCCTAAAGTTGCCCGGCGCTTCCCCGGGCTGCGAAAATCAAATCAAGATAAAAAAACAGTTGCACGCGGGGCCGGAGTCGAATCGGCAGGGCTTGCGCCAAGGTGTTGGAGACCTCCTGATCCGCCAGTAACGCCCGCGCAGGTTGCCGGTCTTTCTCGGCTTGTCATTTCAAAAAACTAATAAATACAGAATGGCCCCCTCTGTGTGGGATTATTATGCATTAACTATATTGCGCCGGCCACCGGTAAGCTGGCCGCGCAGTCGAGCCTTTTCGGCTTCGCTTAATTCGTGTTTTGGAGCCTTGCGGCCCCCGCCCTCGGAGTCTCCCAATTCCATTAGGGCGGTGGTTGCTTCACTTTTGAGATGAGTAGCGGTATTTAAAAGTTGAGTGGCAAGCTCTATGCAGCTGTCTGCAGTAGCCTCCAATCGTTTATATTTTGCTTTTTCTTTTGCTATATTCATGATATAGATTTGAGATTTTAGTATTCAGTATTCAGTACTACCTCGTTGCAGGTGCGGGGATCGAACCCGCCAGAACTCGTTACCTGGCACCGCTGCCACCTGCTCCCAACTATTAACCTAAAAAAACTGTCCGCTACTTTTCCGGACTGGCCAAACTAATATAAAAGCGAATTTTTATGCGCTTACTGCCCCGCCGCCATGGCCCCAGTGGCCAAAGCGCCGGCGCGGTTGGGGTATCCATTGTACTCTAATTGGTTCGGGTGGTGCTACGCCCAGGCATTTGCCCAGTGCAGTAATCTCTTCAATTGCCTTATCTGTAATGGCAGTAACTTTTGCCAGGCAATGGGTGTAATATTTATTAAGGATGTTTTTATCTGCCTCACTAAAATTGACAGACGTTTTAAGCTTTTCCTGCTGCTGCTCTATTTTAAGGGCGCGTACTTCGGCGGCGGTATGCTGTTGCTGTATGTCGTGCATTTTTTGTAACAGGCCTGCAGCTGCAAAATAGGTTATGGCAGTAGCGCCGCCATCGGCAATAGTAAGGCAGTGCGACACGGCTTCCCGTAAGCCTAAAGGTGTCAGGTCGAGCTTATGTTCGCGCATTGCGTGTTTTATGTTGTAGGTGGCTTTATTTACAAACAGATGCCATTGTGTAGGGAACTCCTGCTGTAGGCGTAGCAACGCCTGGTCGTATGGGGGTAGTTGCTTTTTCATTGCCTTAGTGTTAGGGTTAATAGAAAAAGAACTGTAGATGTTAGCAACACCAAAAGCCATATAGCTGCCGAAACGGATGTGTTGTGTGCCTGCTGCAGGTCATCGGCTTTAATGCGCAGCCTTATGTAGTACATGACGACAATAAATGATACCGGTATGAGCGCCGCTGAAACGTAATAGAGGGCTATAATTGTATTTCCCATAGCTTAAAATTGTATTACTTTATGTTTCATGGCCTTGCGTACAAATCCTGCCTTGCTGCCCACACCTGCCGCACTAAAAAGGTTTTGCTTATGGGTGTTAAGGGTACTTTGTGCCATATTAAGGCTTGCTGCAATGGCTTTATCGGGCTTATCGGTAGCCAGTTCCTGACTAATTTTAACCTGGTGCGGCGTGAGCTTGTGGCCGTTTAGCATAATACATTTGCTTTTCCATGCCAGGCAACGGCAATCGGCACTGCATCTAAAATTTTCAGATGGGCCGGCGGCGCCACTGGGTAAAAAGTCGGGGGTATTATCAGCATCGCCATACATACAGAATGCGAACTCCTCCAGAGCAGCATCATGATCCATATTGCGCAGGTCGTTCATGGCAATAGGGTCTTTAAGCATAAGCTCAAAAATCTCTGCTTTTTGCGCCGGGTTAATTTGGGCAAAGGGTATAGTGCGCCCGTTGCTCAGGGCAAATACCTTGCGGGTTTCGCGAATGCCAAACAGCTCTGTACGATGATCGCCGGGAATTAAGCCGGCAGGCAGTGTATGCACTTGCGTTTCTTGTTTTTTAGTGTTACATTTGTCTTTCATAAATTCTTTCGTTAAAGGGGATTTATAATTAAGGACCTGATGTTTCGAGCATCAGGTTTTTTTGTGCCTAATAATTTTTTATATTTGCAGCTCTTCTGGTGTAATTTAATTGGTTTATTTTCTACCGAAGAGCTAACCTGGTGCGCAAGCGCCGGGTTTTTTTATTTTATAACAATTCTCGTAAATTCCTGTAATCCTTTATATTTCCTACTAATTATTTTTGCATTTATAAAACTACTCATACATGGATCAGGTTCTTGTTAGCGATTTTAAAGAAAAATGCAAAGTCATTTACAATTTCTACCGCGTACAAATGCTTAAACACACTCCCTATCTGCAGGGTAAGGCTACCGTTACTCGTAAAGACTTTATTACATTTTTTAAATACCTCGAAAAGTCTGTAAGCGATATGGACAAACTTGCCGATCCTCTTATTGTGGGCAACCCTGAAATGCAGGACAGCCTTAATGCTATTATTTACTCTTACGTTACTAAATACAATGCTATTTCTAAAATGCTTAGAAAGCGATTTAAGAAATAG